TAAACGAGCTACTTTAAGTATGATTTTACCTTTACAAGCTAGAGAATTGTATTGGCATAGTAGTGCTCTTGATCCTGCTGGTTTTGGCAACTCTGGAACTACTGACGGTGTTTTAAATACCAAAGGTGTAAATGATGATTTATTTTTTGAGTTTGAAGATGCTGAAAGTCCTTCTACTACTAAGCGATATAAATCAGTAGCACTTGCAGATGTAGATGATGATCCTACAAGTAATGGAGATCCTGCTAATACTGTATATTTTCATAGAGGGGCTAATCCATGGGCTTGGGCCTGTGGGTTTAAAGATGCTATTGAAAGCTCTGATGGGCATAATGGTACTATTTTAGTTGATATTTCTGAATTTCCTAAAATTACATTGACTCAAAAAACTACAGGAACTCAAGGTAATACTACAGTTACTTTAGGTGATGATGTTATTGCATATTCAACTGGCGGTGTAAATGAGACGGTAGGGGATGCAGATCCAGACGATTCTGCAGTAATTGAAGACCCCGGTAATTTTACGGGGGGAACAGGTACAGCTGGAGAAACTCCTACTAATACGGGAGGTAAAATTAGTGCTATCGGTTATTGGGAAAACAGACTGTGGATTGCTTCAGGAAATAGTATTGTAAGCTCTCAAAGAAATAAACCATTTAATATGTGGTTCGATGACGGTGATGAGCCTACTGATAACGATCCTATTGATCTTAGCCTTAGTGAAACTGATGCTACAAAGATTCAATGGATTGTGCCTTTTGCTACCTCTTGTTTCTTAGGTACTGACGGTACGCAGCAGTTTATTCTAAGCGGAGCTGAAGACTACATTTCACCTAGTACTATTGTGTTAGGCAAAGCCAGTGAATACAGCACCTCAAAGACAGCTAAGCCCTTGAACATTGGTGAGTCTTTGTACTTCAGTGATGCTGGTCGTTTGTTTGTCTATAATAAGACTAAAAATGGTAAAGAGTATTCTTACTCTGTAAGTGAGCCGGTTTTTGGATACTTCCCAACAACTGTAACTCAAACGCTCTTAGTACCCTCAAATGATTATGCTCTATTTACCACTAGTGATACTAATAAGAAACATCATGTTTATGTATTCCATCAAAGATTATTGCCTGATGGCAACATCGGTCAACAAGCATTCTATAGATGGACTTATGGGGATCACCAAACTACTAAACCTGAGATTGTAAAAATTGGTAGTACTGGAGATACTCTTCATGTTGTCACTAAAGAAGGAAGCCCTTCAAAGTACTTTATCCAAACAATGTCAATGGCTAGAGTTTTAGAGGATGATATTCTCTTAGATAAGAAACAAGTTTTATCTGAGGCTACTTCAACCAATGGCGGTAATACTCAATGGCTTATTCCTTATGTTAGTACCACAGCTTCTATTGTTAGACATACTAATAACTTTGTACCTTTAACAGGTCTTACTTATACAAACAATGGTGATGGCACAACTACTATTCAGCAGTCAGGAACTACATATGCTTCCGAGCCAGTAACAATTGGAGAGCCCTTTACTATGAAGCTGGAACTTAGTCCCTTTATTCTTAGGGATGAAAACAGTACTCATATTGATTCTTTGGTTCAAATCAAAAGCCTTAACGTAAGACACCATAAGACTGGTAAGTATGAGGTTGATATTACTCGTCGTGGCAGGACCAATAAGAAGAGTGATCTCTTGTTTGACCCAGCAAAAGGTACTAATCCCTTGATTAGTTTTAATGATCCTGAGACAGATACCCCTCTGCATACTCAGAAGAACGGTCAGTTTAGTGCAAGAGTTGCGGCAAATGCTGATGATGTAGAGATTATCTTGCGTTCTACGTATCATGCTCCTGTAAACCTTACAAACATCGAAGCACAGGTAGATGCTAACATTGGTGTGAATGTGAGTACTGAAGGATGAAAATGTTTCACGTTACTTGGACTGATCATGAATCAAACGGTGGTCCTAGCTGGGAATCAGCTGAAGACCAAATGGCATGGGCTGAAGAAGAATTACCTGTAGGTCAGACCGTAGGCTTCCTTTTTCACGAGACTCCCCTGTATATCGTGTTAACTGATACACTGTTGGGGGATAACACAAGTGCGTGTCACAAGATTTGTAAACAAAATATTATTGAAATGAAGGAGTTATATTATGACCACATCAGATGAAAGACTGAGCAAGTTGAGAGACTTGCTTATTGATAGCACCATTGATTACTTACAGTCTGAAACCTCAGACAAGTCGATCAATTGTGCCAGAGCTGTACTCAAGGACTTAGCTCCTAGAGAAGACGTAGAGCTGTCTGAGAAGCAAGCTGAAAGGATCCAAATGGCTATGGGTGAAGCCCCATTTAAGCTTAAGAATGGATCATGATTAATAATAAGCTAGATGAGAGATTAATCCCATCTAATGTTCCTGAGGAGGCTGTACAAGACTTTAGGAATTATGGCTATTACGTGATGAAATACATGGGTTTTGGGGAACCAACGCCCATTCAATACGGCATTATGGATGCTTTACAGAATCACGATAATGACATGGTTCTGGCAGCAGGTCGGGGTACAGGTAAGAGTGTTATCACATCTATGCTTGCTTCGTGGTGGCTCTTAAGAGATCCTAATGTCACAATCCTAGTTACTTCTGCTACAGCTCAGAAGGCTATTGACTTTATCTCTATGACTAGGAACATTCTAACAGCAGTCCCGTTCATGAACCATCTCCTACCCGGAGAGGACGATACGGACAATGCTATGGCGTTCAATACTGCGGCTCGAATCAAGGTGTCTCAGGACAAGTCTGTAAGTGCTGCAGGCATCACATCTCAAATCATTGGTCGGCACGCTGACTATATTGTGGGTGATGACCTTGAGGTTCGGGGCAATTGTGATACTCAAGAAATGAGGGACAAGCTGTTGGGTCGTATCCATGAGTTTGAGTCTATCCGTAATAAAGGTGGTCGGGTTATCTTCCTAGGTACTCCCCATACTCGTGATTCTAACTACAATAAACTGGCAGCCTCAGGCTACCCTTTTATTAAGTTTCCAGCAGAGTTTCCTGACCCCACAATAGCCACTAGAATGGAGCATATCAGCCCGTGGATCACAGAACGGATGGTAGAGCTTGAAGCTAGTCCGGGCGATCCTACGCAGCCTGAGA